GCCTAAGCTGGAGTTGCTGCAATGGCATTTAAAGCCCCACATTATTGTGTTTAATCAACTTTGTTAAGTCTGCCTTTGTATACTTCTGATAGCCACTTTGCAGAGAGGATCAATTTACAGCCCCTATGGTGCGTCAGGCCAAGTAACTGTCCAAGGAAAACCTGCTTGTGCAGGCACGTCGCGCAGGGCAGTACGGTAGGTAGCCCATGCAGCCTTGTCAGCAGTGCTGTCGGCAATCTGTGTCCAGTCGCTGTCTTTGAGCAGTTGGGTGCGTGAGGTACGAACAGCCTTGGCTTGTTCTGTGTCTTTCATGGCCTTGTACGCAGCCTCGTTCTCAGCGGCAGTCTTGGCGGGGGTTGTATCTGCTGCAGCGGTGTCTGTGAAGACAGGGCCAAGGATGTACTTGGTGTACCACTTGCCCGAAAGCTCTTGGACGCCATCTTGTTGGCTGTACTGATAGACTGTGCCGCCAGAGGCTTGTGGGCCTTCAAACACGATGTCACCACCGTATTGGTTGATAAATTCCTCGGTCAAGGGTGTACCAAAAACGGCTCCTCGCGTTTGGGCGTAGGTGCGAAACTCGTTGTCAAATACAACTGCACCGGATTGTCGGATTCTAATTTGCATGAATTACTCCTATCAGGCTATAGCCAAAAAGATAAAACTACCCGCACTTGCGTTGATAGCTGCTGGGGCTGTGCTGCTGATCTCAAAACCTGCGCTGTATGTGTCGATGTAGTCTGTCGATGTCACTTCAGCCGCTGTGCTGTTGAGCAACAGATACGGATCATTACCAGCAATGATGCCCCGTGCGCTGTCCCAGACGTACCAATCGCCAGTAGAGTCAGTACGCTTGATGAGAACAAAGCGGCTACCCGCTGTAAACCCACAATTGATGACTTGGGTTGTACCTGTGCCTGTGTAGCCGCCTACTTTGGAAACGCCCGCAACTGTGGCGAATAAGTAGGCTACAAGCGTATACCCAGACCCGTTTACTGAAGTGTCTGTTGCGACTGTAAACACCGAACTGGTTGGAGCCGTGTCGTTCCAGCGATTTACCCCAGTACCCTGCGCGTTTGTTGCTTGAAGCCACAAATATTTTGTTGCGCCTAATGGAGCGGCGTAAACATTCCATTCAGTATTTAAATTTGATCTTGATTTTACAATTATCAATTCAGGAGCAGCGCCCAAGTTATGCGCTATTGTGGTTGTACTTCCTGTCCCCGTATAAGCAACTACGTCAAAGAAACCCGGTGCGCGGCTAAACAAATAATTAACAAACGTATTTGCTGAAGCGTTCGTAATTGTTGAGGTTGTGCCTACTTTCACCCCATTCATTACGTCCCAAGGGTTTGCTTGGAGTATGGTTGTCCCTGCCGCTACTTCTGCGGCTCTGGAAGAAGTCGCAAGATAACCTGTCCCTGTAAGCCGAGCTGCAAATAAATTTCCAACTGCTGCTCCACGGTTCTTGACCAGAACAGCATCTGAAACGCCTGCACCACCTGTGACCGTTGCATTTGCACCTGTACCAGTACTAGCGTTTAAACCAAACACACTCGTACCCAATGTAGGCACTTTCATCGGGCCACGTCGACAGGCTATGTAGATGTAGGTTCCACCTGATGCGTTTACTGAACTATTAGTGTTGTAAAGATGAAACCCAGTTGCTATTGGCTGCATTGCACCTGACACAGAAACTGTTGCGGCCTCAGCATTTGCGTTGTTAGCGCAAAGTGCGTTATCGGCGGTCTGAAAGAAGCCACGCATATTGTCCACCATGACCCAACTGTTTACGATGTCAGTGCGTTTAATCATTACCCACTGAGGTTCGTAACCTAGCGTGATGTCTTGTTGAGTACTGCCAACGCCTGTATAAGACCCACACGAAATCACATTGTCCGTACCCGTCAGGCCAAAGCCACCTGCGTCATGGGCGAATAGGTAGGCTACAAAAGTATTCCCCGATTGATTTGTATCAGCATTTGTCCCAACGGTAAATACACTGCTTGTGGGATTAGTGTTATCCCACATTGTTGAATTAGCGCCAAATACGCTTGTGCTATTAAGGAGTCCACGCTGAGTTCCTCCACCAGAACTCCTATGCTGTACAATCCAATTTGTTGTAGCATTAGTTGTTTTGACAATAATACATCCGGGCACACTGCCAAGATTGTGGGCAATATTTTGAACTGCACCCGTCCCCGTATACGTCACAATATCAAAAAACTTAGGCTGCTCGCGGAATGTCCATGAGGCGTAGGCAGTGCTTGAAGAATTAACTTCTGGCTCATTGTCAATGTTAAAACCATTTGTATTAAATGCAGTAACACCACCAGCTATTTGAGCCGCAGTGTTATTTGACGCAATTCTATTATTTGCCCCACGAACAGTGTCTGCTAAAGCATGATCTACCGCAGAACCTCTGCTTTTAATCCAAACCAATCCACCCTTGGTAGATAAGTCAATGCCATTGGTAATGGTCTGTGAAGCACCAGTACCCGTATAAAGATAAGTCGAGAACATATCCTCAATGTAGTTAGGCGTCAGCCCAGCGGTAGGCCAAACGCCTTGTTGTTTAAACTGCATCTGTTGGTCAAGCGTCCAGATACCGGGCGCAGTGCCAGTTTCAAACGGCCCAGTAGGAGTTGCTGGGGACTTTGTGATAATTCCACCGGGGTATCGTTCAGACATTTGTCACCTCAATCCATGATGTTGTGGGTTCGTCCCAACGGTAAAACTTGCCGTCTGTTGGCATTGGGATCGGTGCTTCAAAGCCGCAAATGGTTTCGTTAAACACCCATGAGGCAGAGCCGTTATTTGCGGCCCACATATCTTTCGTGGCCTGCTGTTTGGCAGCAACCTCTTTCCCTTTAGCTTGCGTACAGAGGCGTCAGAGTTTAGACCAACAACTAGCCAATCCCCAAGCTGTTTAGCTTGCTCAAGATACTCCACATGCCCACGGTGCAATATGTCAAAGCATCCGTTAGTAAAGACCGTTGTCATCAGTATGACCTATGTTTAGGTTGGATACGCTGTGCTATTATTTTTGCATAAAACTGCATAGCACCTAGAGCGCAGTCAATACGGGAGTTGTAATGTGCTGGCGGGACAAACAGTTTGTTAGTGTCCTCAAACCGACCTTCTTTGATACGGTCAACCCAGACAATAAAGTCAGCATTAAACGCAGTACGTGTCTCTGGTGTTGGGCAAACAAAGTCAGCAATCACATGAGCGCCATGCCTGCTGGCAATATCACATAGAACGCCCATACGCCTTGCTTGTTCAATCCGGTCAGCTTCAGAGAACCCGAGGTCTTTGTTGATCTCATTGCGGATTTCATCGGCGTTGAAGTGAACGCACTGTAACTCTCTCGCAAGCGCTTGGGCTAGTGTTGTTTTTCCGCTACCGGGCAGGCCCATAATTAATATTTTCATACCCAATTTTTAACTGTGTATAACGGCGTCCTTTTAACCTCAGGTGCTGGCTTGCGCCAAAAGTCTTTGCCTGCGTATTTCTCCCACACTGACCTAGGAAGTATAGATGGACGCTCTTGCCATGTCACTTCTTTCCTGACCGTGTGCAGGCTTTTCATGTTCAAGGCTTTGTCATACGTCTCGTTCTCGTACTCCACGTTCTTGAAATCGTGGTCAAAGTAGGGCTTGCTAATGAAGCCGTACAACTCCCGCATCACGCTTTCAGGTTGCTTGCAAAGCATCTCGTACTCCACCAACATAATCATGTCAGGGTTTAACAACAAGCCTTCTTCTAAGAAGTAGTAGGGCTTGACTACTTGGCCTTCTTTCTTGACATCCATCAGGGCATCACATCTTGTTGTAACTGTCTGATTTGCTTCATCATCTGTGAGGGTTGCGCCGTACAGAGAGTTCTTAGCCGAGATACGTTCAAAGCTGTCGAGTATCCAAGGCAAGTCACGCACACAGCAAATGATCTTGGTCTGGGGGTAGAGATCTTTAAGCAGGGATGTCTTGGCAGTCCAGCCCCTACTGGTGTCAAACACTGTGTTTGGTGTAACTGCTTCGTAGAACGCATTAAAAATAGACTTGAGAATGCGCTTACGTCTGTCTTCATCTACTAGGTGGTTGCTCTCACTGCCCGTGATGACATTGATGGTTGATGCCACCAAGCCTTGCACTGGTGAAGAAATGTCAGCGTAGAACTCTGGGTTCTGGCGCAGAATAGCTGAGAGCAGGGTTGATCCTGACCTAGGCAATCCCGAGATGAAGAAAAACTCTTTCATGGTTATTTTACCTGTGGCATCCAATTAACTGTTGCCTCGTCCCACTGGTAGCAAACATTCCCACCGTTCATAATAGCATCTGCTGGTCTTGGTATTGGTGCAGCCCATGTCATAGTGTCTAAGTAGCCAACCCATGACGGATAAGGTCTACGGGCTTCATGCTCTGCTGTTCTAAGGGTGGTGTACTCTGCCTCAGTCAAGACTTGTAGAACACCAGCAATTGTAGTGTCGGCATCGCCATCACAAGTGCCGTAGTATCTTGGCGCACGGAGGTACGTGCCGTCTGATGATGTTGATACAGGCCAAGTTGACTTGTCATGCCACAAATGAGTCCAACCCTTAACGTCCGGCATTGATGGGCCGGTGCGCTGTGGTTCTATAGTGCAGACTATTTTAGTTACTGCGTCTACTTCGGTGATGCAAATGTACATTGTGATGCTCCTTATAAAAATTTAAACTGCAATACGGCGGATGGCGCGAACCCTGAGTGAATAGGCCTTATTGTAGTGGCTCTGTAAGCCGCCAGCGAAGTTCTGATTCCAAGCGTGTGGTGTAGAGTACTCTGTACTAGGCCAGTAGATGTTACCAGCAAAAGCTTCTGCTCCCGTAGATTCTACAAATGCTGCCGCAGAGGTTTGTGCTGGATTGCCAACCGTGTAATTACTTGCCCTTGCAGGGACTGCGTTAGCGTTGATACCACTACTTGTGTTATTTGGGTCAGCATTTGGTTTTAAGTTGTAGTAGCAAACCTCCAACTCGTTTTTAGCGGGCATGTACCAATCGCTAAATCCACCGATCGTGAGTCCTTCACAGAATTGAGCCGCAGGATATGTAGCACTATTCATTGTTGAGCTGTTGGTTGGGCCATCTATTACAGAAGTTGGGTCACCTCCAGAGTTTGAAGTTTTCCAGTTCAACGTACTTTGTGCAGAAGCAACAGGGCCAACAACTAGGTTGTAGTCTGCAATACTATTTCCAGCAGTTGATATTTGCCCTGCAAAGAAACCGCCACCAAGCGCAGAGCCTATTGCTGGGAGTGCGGGCGTTACAGAATTACTCGCGACACTAGCTGGACTTGTACCGCCCGGTGTTGCTGCTGTGACGGTAAATGTGTAAGGAGTCCCATTGGTTAAGCCGCTGACTGTAATAGGAGATGCGCCTGTTCCTGTCAAACTTCCGGGGCTTGACGTTGCGGTATATGTAACCGTTCCAGTACCAAGGTCTGTAGGCGCTGTGTATGTCACTGTTGCAGAACCACTTGAACCCGTAGCCGTCCCAATCGTAGGAGCGCCGGGGCTACGAGGCCAAGTTCCTGCGGCTACAGCCTGCATTAAAGACTGTAGTGTCCAAATACCTTTAGCCGTGCTGGTTGAGGTTGTTGGTGCAGTGGCGGAGATGACTCCGCCTTTATAGCGCATCGACATGGGATGCCCCTTAACTTGCGATAGATTCGTAACTGATTGTGTATGTAATGCCGCTGGCGGTTCCCGAAGTGACGATGATCGAAGTACCTTCCATCAGATATATTGCCGTAGTCTTATCAGTCACGATCAAC